TGAGGTCTCTGGATCACAGCTCGACCGGTTGCGGGCTGACAGTTGGGACCAATACCGGAACAATCCGAGCGCTAAGAAAATCGTTCGCAGCCTTGAATCAAAAGTTATCGGTCGCGGCATGCAGCCGGAGTCTCTTGCGACACGAGCAGACGGCACGCCACACAATGAATTCCGGGCACGAGCCAAGAAACTTTGGGGTGCATTGCATTCCGGATTCGACGCACGCGGTTTGCCGGGTCAAGGCGGGCTTACCATGTCCGGTTTGCAAAAGCTTGCACTGCGTTCCGTGATTTTGTCAGGCGATACTTTTTATCGTTTGCGGCCAATTGATTCCGTAAAAAAGGCACGGCATGACCTGCCAATCAGTCTCACGCTGCAGATGATCGATAGCTGCCGACTTGCTGATGACAGCGAAATTCCAGCCGAGTCAATCGCAACAGGACACACAATCTGGCGGGGCATTGAATTAAATGCAGACGGTGAGCGGGTTGCATATTGGATCCGGTCAGCACCAATTTACGCCGGGGCAAATACACTCGCAGACGCCATCAGAATCCCTGTTGAAAAGATGGGTCACCTATTCATTGAAGAGGACATCGACCAGCTAGTCGGCACGCCGTGGATGGCTTCGATTATCTTGCGTGCTCGCCGTACGGATGACCTGGAGTCCAACGTGTTGACTGCCACAGCGATGGCCGCATGTGTGGTTGGCACCTATAGCAAGCCAACCGGGGCAGCACGATTCGGATTAGGTCAGGGACCTGACTCAGTTTCATCAGCGGATGGCACTGATCTAACAGATACTGACGGCAATTCAATCAGCAAAATACAGCCGGGGATGATTGTCAATAAGGGCAAGGACGGCTCGTTTGATTTGATATCGCCGAACCAACCGAACATGAATCCGGAAGCATTTGTGCAGCACTTGCAGCGTGGCATCGCGACGGGAATGCCAGGTATTAAGTCGAGCACAATCACAGGCGACTACCGCAACAGTTCATTCAGTTCTGAGCGATCTGCAGACAACGATACATGGCCCGAGGTCAACGACATTCAGGAGTGGTTCGCCAGTTCGTTTTGCCAGCCAATATGGGAGACGGTGCTGCGGTCAGCAATGATCGACGGGTATTTTGACGGCGTCATTTCCATAGCAGAATTCCAATCGGAACCGGGTCGTTTCTCTGCGGCAAAATGGCAAGGGCCAGTTGCACTTTCGATCAATCCTAAAGTTGATGTCGAGGCTGCGGCTAAGCGGATACAGAACGGCCAATCATCCGTGCAAATGGAGTGTGCGAAAAACAATGTCAATTGGCGGGACGTGCTAAACGACGCGGCTGAACTGTATGCAGTCGCTAAGGAAAAAGGCATCCCGCCAGAAGTTATCAACAACATCATGGGCGTTGACACGGCAGACATTGTTCCGGTGCCACCCACTGAGCCAGCACCAGCGAAACCACAAACACCAGCGGAGGCAGCCACTAATGGCAAGGCGTAAGCAGAAAATACAAAAGCGAATGTCAGAGGCGGCAGGGATGGCGTTCCGGTCATTGGCTGTACGAGCGTCTACATTCAGCGAGGAGACGCGAACAGTCGAGGCGGTGATCTCAACGGAGCAACCTGTTGAGATGCCAGACTGGACGCGAATGGAAATGATTCCTGAGGTGTTGCTAAGCAGCGGCGTTCAGATGCCGCCATCGCGTCAGGTTCCGTTTCTCGATTCGCACAATCGCCACAGCGTCAAAGATCAGTTAGGCAGCGCTCGTGACGTGATTGAGCAAGACAATCAGGTAAGTGCCACCCTGCATTTCAGCCGTGCAACTCATGGCGAATCAGCATTAGGTGACGTGCGAGATGGTCACATCACTGACGTGTCAGTTGGGTACGAGGTGCTGAAGAGAGTATTCGTCCCAAAAGGTGAAACCAAAAACATTAGCGGCCGTGATTTTAGCGGTCCTGTAAACGTGGCAACTTCTTGGAAGTTGCGCGAAGTTTCGTTGACGCCTATCGGTGCCGACGATCAAGCAAAGCTGCGGGGACTTGATCCAGCAGCGGTAATTTTTCAAGCCCCCACTGAAGAAAGTTTTGTGATGAATGAAGATCTACGAGCACTGTGCGAATCACGCGGCATGGACTCCGAGTTGTCAGATGATGACGCTCAGCGATGGCTGCTAAAAAACACCGACAAGCTTGCGGAAAAGAAGGAAGAAAAAAAGGAAGAGACACGGGCAGCAGTCATTGATGCGGATGCAATCGCAAAAGCAATTCAGGTGGCTATCCGAGCCGAGCGCGAAGCTCGCGAGGCCTATGAGGCAGACGTCGATGCACATTGCAAGCTAGCTGATCTGCCGGGCGAAGCAGCCTTCTGTCGCACGCTAAGTAATATCGCTGCCGTCAGGACTCATCTGGCTACAAAAAAAGAAGAAGCGGCCGCTGAAATCCCGTTCGGGTCATCCGTACGCGTGGGAACCACTGGCGTCGACCGACTAAAAGCAGGCATCCGTGATGCGTTGGCGTTGAAGTCAATCCGGTCTGCCGTCAATGGTAATGAGGCTGCTGTTGAGCGACACATGCCAGCCGCCAGCCGGTCAAAAGACGCTGAGGATTTCCGACATGCAACGCTATTAGATCTAGCCACTGAATATGTTCGCACGATGGGTGTGACGGTACTAGGTTTGACCCGCGAGCAGATTGCACAGTGTGCTATGTTCGGGCCTGAGAAAGCTGGCGTGCGTGGCTATCGTGGCGACAATCCCTATCACACGACTGGCAGCTTCGCGAATCTAACATTGGACGCGATCAATAAGTCCATGATGGTTGGTTATTCAGAGGTGCCATCCACATGGCGGGGTCCAATGCGTCAAGGCGATTCGGTGCCGGACTTCAAGGCAATTAACCGAATGCGACTCGGCGGAATGCCGAACCTTCCGGCATGGAATGACACTGCTGCCCCTGAGAAAGCCAGCATGGCAGACGCTAAGGAATCGTATGCTGTTGAGGCTCGCTCAATGGGTATTGATTTCAGCTACAAGCTAATCGTGAATGACGATATGTCAGCACTGACGCGGATCCCGATGTCACTGGGTGACGCTGCCGCTCGCACCGTGAATGCTGTTGCGTGGTCACAGGTCACAAGCAATCCAACGACATCCGACGGCAAGGCGCTGTTCTCTGCTGTCTCTGGTAATCGCAAGCGAAAAAACCTAACTACTGGGGCTGGTGCTCCATCGGTCACGAGTGTTGGATTGCTGACAAATCTGATGCGTCAGATGCGTGGCGAAAACACGCCAGAGGAAGCAGAAGGTGCGGACATTCTTAACCTGTCACCGAGCTATATTGTGGTTCCGTCTGCGTTGGAAACTGTAACTCAGCAGCTTGTGAATTCGGCATATGATCCGAGTGCAAATCTCAATCAGGTATTCAACACCACTCGCACGCTGACTCCAGTCATTGAGCCGTTGCTGGATGCCGACAGTACAACTGCATGGTATCTGTTCACAAATCCAACACGTATCGACACCGTTGAGGTAACGTTCCTGCAGGGTCAGGAAACACCTCAAGTGCGAACCGTCATGGACGAGCACACGCTTGCAATGACGTACTACGTTTTGCAGAGCGTGGGAGCTAAAGCTCTCAACCATCGGGGCGTTCAAAAACACGCCGGAGCGTAATCGACGCACGGTTGAAGTTGCCAATTGCCAGTCCCTGAGGGGGCTGGCTTGCGGCATTGAATAGCGAGTCTCGGGGCGTTTCCCGCGAATAGCCTAGTCTGCGAAAGCAGCAACACCCAAAGGACCAGTGAAATGATTACACGCGGCACAAACATCTTCTCTGATATGTTCGATCGGGCTCAAGCCTTTAGCACAACTCCAGGTCAAAACGGCTGGACGATCGCGGACAGTAGCGCAGCCGGAACGCCGACTTATTTGTGCATCACCGAAGACGGCGGTGCAGCAAAGCTGACGCTGGCGGCAACGAGTGAAGCGGAAAACGTCTGTCTGTACAGCAATGACGTGTTGCCGTTTGATATCGCTAAAATTCAGCGAGTCGATTTCATCGCTCAGGTTGCTGGGGTTGATTCTGCCACTGTTGTTTCGTTCGGCGTGGGTTCTGCTCGCAATGATGATGAGGACGCTGTGGCAGTCAATGCGTTGTTCAAAATCGAAGGGGCCACCAGTACATCAGCAGTTGTTGTTGAGTCGGATGATGGCACAACAGACAACGACGATGTTGCTACAGGGGCCACCCTCGGGAGCGTCTACAAAAAGTGCTCAATTGACTTTTCGCAAGGCGTTGCTGACGTGCGATTTTTCGTTGATGGCGAGCGAGTCGCAGCGGGCACAACATTTAACATGAGTGCAATCACAGCCGGCCAGAATGTCCAGTTGATCGCTCAGCTTTCAAAGGCATCTGGCACGGCCGTTCCATCGCTTACGATCGCAAAAGTTGAAGTCGCATACACTTACGCATACGGTGCCTAATGTCTCTCAAGTCAACCATCATTAACGATGTCGCGAGCGTGTTTCTTAACAGCGACGATTTTGCCGAAGACGTTACATTTGTGACGGCCAGCGGTAAGCGTCGCGTCTCGTGTCTTGTTGAGATGGAAAATTTGAATCAGGAATTCAGAGCCGGCGATCGCAATAGAGTGGTCGGCAGTATCTGGATCCAAACAGCATCAGTGAAGGTTGCGGCGAAAGAATACTGCATCGTCCGCAACCTTTACCGCTGTGTTGTTGAGTCAGTTGGAATACCGGAAGACGGCATGCAGCGACTGTCTGTTGTCTACACGGTTGAGAGATATTCAAATGCTCGGGAGCTTGATCCGATATGACAATTCGTAAGCTGCAAATGTTGGAGCCGCTGAATTGCCTGAAGAGCATTCTGTCTGCGTCAATTGAGTTTAACGAGTTCATCGGGCGAACAACGGTTGACGCCACGGCAGCAGGACTGAAAGTGATTCTGGGCTATGCCACGGACCACTCTGCAAAAGCAGTTCTGGCGTTGATTGAATTAGAATCAACAGCCTTTACAACATCAACATTTCAAACGGATCTAATCATCCTGCTGCGGCTGGAACGGCCAACGCCTTCAGCAGAATCTAATGACACGGAATCAGCACAGTACGTTAGTTTTTTAGCAGCGTGCGAAGCTGTACTCGACGGCATTCGCGAGGACACAATCGGGCAACTCGACAAGCTAAATATCTCAACGGTCAGCATCACTAATCCGCCGCAGATAATGGACTCAACGGATGACACCACACAGACCGCTGATTTCTGGCGTTGCGAATTTGCAGTGGGGGTCCGAGCATGACAGGAATCATGGGGGCGAGGATTGAATCTAGTATTCTTAGCGCTACCGGAATCAACCAGATACAGAGTAAGGCCAATCGGCTATCGGCGTTGCAGTTCCGGGATAATCTGAAGTGGAGATTCGAAGGCAGAATCAG